ACTGATTTCAGGCTGTACAAACATAATCCAACTGGTTTCGACACCGATAGGTCTATTCAGACTCTTTATGTTCGCAACTCAATTGCTAAATATAAGGAAAAACGTTCGATCGAAGAGATCGAGGCTGATCTTTTCCCCGCATGGACCGAAGAGGATTGTCGTAGTTACGTTGAGTGTCTCAGAAGGCAGTTGGAATGCCCAGACATCCAGAATGACCATAAGATAGAGGTTATCAGCCGACTCCTCCCAACTAATTACACCACAACCAACTATAGTTAAGGGAAGAGGTATGAAATCGGCTGGATCGACGGGATTGCAAACGTCCTGGCTGGACCTAAAGCCCAGGAGGAGGTGGTTAAATACGTCCATCCTCAAGAGACTGATCTCGAGTTTTCTCGCGCAGAATACATCGCCAGACTTATAGAGAGATAAAGTCATTACCTCAATACGCGTGGAGTTGCCGATTTTACTCGTTATATTGTTGCCGTAAAGCCGAAGGTGGAGATCGTCAAATTTAAGCCAGTCCGTAGACCGATATTCGTCGACGAATTGGCTTACGTCACTGCCATTGTTCACGACGAAGTCCCAGATAGGGTCAAAATCACCTACTAGAGGGGTATTAATTCCGATTTTATGTTTGGACGTAAGAGCGGTATTTAGTCGTAAGAGAAGGCAGATGCTTCCACTTAACAGAATTAAGACATTCGGTCTGGAAGAGGTAATCATGATGGCTGTGCCAATATCGCCGGCGAACCTAGGCCTATCGTTGCCCCAAAATTGCAGGGGTAAGGTAAAATCCGCCCACTTCCTCCCCATGTCTAGGACTGTATCTAGCAAGCCGATCGGGAAGTAGAGGCCCAAACTAACTGCTAGCACACTTCGGTGCAACGTGGCTCTTGCCTCCTAGCTTAGTTATGCAAGGGCAGAGCTAGTGAAGACCACAGGGCTATATGGAACGTCTACAAGGAGGCTTCCCGGAAGATTAAGGACCCCAAGGTGAAGATTAACC